GATTTTTAATTTCATACCGCACCCCTAGTCCACGTATAACTCTAAAATTCTATCGCCAAAAATCTCAATCGCTCTTTCGCAATCTGATAAGCGTTCAAAATATCCAAATTCTGGAAAATAACTAATTTTAAAAGTTGCCAAAGTTGTCAACTTGTTGTTGTGCAAAACGATACAATGTTTCGGGTTGCTATCTTCAAAATCGTCTTTCCAATATCCGTTGCGCTCGTTTCTGAACTCTTCAATTTCTTTTTGCAATTCACGTTTTTTGATTTCTTTTTCCGCCTCTTCAACCGTTTCGAAATAGTTCCCTAACCATTTCAATCTTCCGACAGTGTTTTCATCGAAACAGTTCGGAATGTTTGCTATATAGCCTAATGTGTTCAAATAAAATCGTTGACTTTTCAAAATTTCGATTTCTTTCGTTACTCTTTTAATTTGTTCCTCTAGTTGTAATTTGTTATATTCCAACTCTTTTTGTTTTCTCTTTAAATCTTCAATGTTACTCATGTTCCTTGCTCCTTTGTTGTTTTTGTTTGTATCTACACTATATCACGTTTGTTTTATATTGTCAATAGTTTTTATTTAAGTTTTTCAAACAATTTTAGAGTAGGTGTTAAGAACTGCCACGCAATAGCCGTTACAATCATCAACACAAACGAAATACGGACAATCCAAACGGACGGTTTAAACATATCGTCATATTCCTCGAAAATGAATAAAACTGCGAATAGGCTCAATAAAAAGACGATAAGAAACAACGAAAAAATCGAGCTTGCAATAGTATCAATCAATATTTCATGTTGTAACTGCGGTGCAATTTTCTCGGCGTCGTTGTAAATACAACTCAACCTCTTTGTAACCACGCTTTAAAAATTCCGCACAAACATTGTAAATAATACGGTCGTATACCTCAATAGCGAACCCGTTTAAAATTCGATAATACGTTTTGTCCTGAATATTTAACTCTTTGCGCAATTCTCTCTGAGGTGTCTTTTTCTGCTCTTCTTTCAGAATATCGGCTAAGTATTTATCACTGCGAAAACACTTTACACTGTCAACCGTTACGGCTTTTTTTACCGTCAAAATTTCAACTTTTTCTCCTAGATTTTTACAACGTTCCGCAACCTCTACTGCGTCATCGTATTCGTCAAGTGCAAGTGCTTTAAAATCGAATTTTGTCAATTTGATAGTCTTTGTCGGGTGTTGTTTATCCAAGTACCCTCGCACATTATATTCGTTTGTTCCTGCATAATAATATTTATCAATTTTCACAATATATTCATTCATTTTTCTTCAACCAACTCTCTATAACATCAAGTGAACTGCCGTTCACTTTTTTAATATTTAAAAACGTTGTGAGGGTGGTTGGCGAAAAGCCAATCTCCCTCGCAATTTCAAAACGGTAACACCCCGAGCGTTTATCCATAACTTTTTGA